TTGTGAACCAGAAATTTCCATAACATCTCTCCTTTCACAGGAGAGTATATCACAAGAAAGGAGTGAACACATGTCTGAAAAAGAAAAAAGAATCGTTGAAAAGTTAAAAAACGCGATTCCTAATATGTCAGATTTTGACAAGGGATACATTCTTGGTAAGACGGAAAGTTTTTCCGAGAATAAGCCGGATGATTCTGGCCAGAAAGAAAACGAGAAAGGAGCATGAAATGAGCGAAGTTGATACTTACATCAAAGAGAATGCAGAAGTTCATCAGTTTGCCGCGGAGGTTGCAAGAATCATATCAGGCATTCCACAGATGCCGGAATTCTCATCAGAGAGTATGAGCGTATCCGATGCAAGTCAATTGATCGGACTTCCTGTTACATCAATTCGAGCAGGGATTGTGTACGGATGGCTCCCAATCGGGACTGCTATCCAGAATAACAAGCCAGCAAAAAGCCTTTCCGGTGGCAGGATCACATACATCATAAGCCCTAGGAAAGTCTATGAAGTAACTGGTCATGTCTGGAAAGGCAAGGCTGCTCTCAATAAGTGAGTGCCCCGGAGGGAGTCGACACCTCCACCCCGGAGCTTTGCACCCACTAAAGTACCTTAGTGGATAGATACATTATAGTTCTCTATCTGCTAATTGTAAAGACAAATAAGAAAAAATAAGGAGAAATTAGCTAGATATGAGCGAAATTAGAAACGAAAATCAGCCAACATGGGCTGAAATCGAAGTAGCACTTGCGACTGAAATTGTCGAAGAAAGCAAGAAAAAGTCAAAAAGATGGTTCACCGCATGGGTTGTAACAACAGCTGCACTGGTGGCGAGCAACCTTGCGTGGATCATAGGAGGTATCAGTGAATGAAAAACATCATCTGTGCCGCACTGATCGGGAGCTTTTCCACGTTCCTTCCGTTCTGGCAGTGGGGCGGACCGGGCAGGCAGCTTTTTGCGGCGGCGATGACCACGATGATTGTATATGGAATTCTCTGGGATGTTGATACGCCAGAGAGAAAGGAGAATGAAAATGTTTGAGAAAGAAGTCGATGAAATTTATGAACTCTGTAAAAGAGTCGTAAACGAAGTTCCGACAGCAAGTATTACGTTTGAACATTCATCACACGGATTAAATGTAAGAGGAGTTAAAAGAAAAAAAATCATCGAAGTTCTCGGAAACGAATTCAATTGGGATTTGTATCAGACTATAAATTTTGATTATCTTTCTGAAAGAGAAATCCGCGAGAAGCTTAAGATAATCAGAACTTTCTTACTGGAACTTCTGATAGATGGGAGGCGTCCGTTAAATGTTGAATCAGATGGAGCTGAAGCTTCTGCCAACAATGGAACTGACAACGACAGTGAACGAGCTTCTGGAGGAGCTGAACAGGCGGAAAGCGTACATTCTTGACTGGGAGAACCCGGACATGTATCTGAATCATCTTGAGTATCATTGCGCTGGCGGAATCTTTCCAAGTGGCGAGCAGAACCCGGCGAGAGGAGATGGTTCTGACAATGTTTACTGTTTCTTTAGTGAGGTGAGAAAAGATGCAGGAGAGAATTGACGAGGTCCTTGCTCTGATAGACGAACAGCTTTCCCTTGTAGCTGATAACTACATTGAAAGTTCGTACAAGGCAAGGACACTGGCGAGCTACGTACAAGCTCTAAATGGGCTTTTGGCGGCTCAGAAATCATATAAGGAGGAAAGTATCAGTGAGTGATTTTGAAATCCGTATTCCGGCAAGGAAGAAACAGCCGGCAACTGACAAGGATAACCCGGTTGTGAAAGTATCAACAGGTGCTTACAACGCACTGGTTGAAATCTATAATGAATCAACTTTATCTATGAAAGATATTGCAAGTTTACTGATCGTTGAAGGCAGCAAGCATGTGGTTTATGACAAGGAGGAATAGAAGTGAATATATATGAGAAGTTAGGGATTATTCAGTCAAAACTGAAAGCCCCTAAAGGGCAGTATAATTCCTTTGGGAAATACAAATACAGGAGCTGCGAGGACATTTTGGAGGCTGTAAAGCCACTTCTGACAGAAACGAAGACTGTGTTAAGCGTCACAGACCGGATGGAAGTTGTCGGGGATAGAATATACGTCAGAGCAGAAGCTCATCTGAATGACTGTGAAGATGCCGGTGAGATTACAACCGTTGCTTATGCAAGGGAAGAAGAGTCTAAGAAAGGCATGGATTCTTCACAGGTGACAGGCGCAGCTTCATCTTATGCCAGGAAATACGCTTTAAACGGACTGTTCTGTATTGATGATAACAAAGACAGTGATTCCACCAATACAGGAGAGAAAGAAAAAACGTCCGGTAGGAAAGCGGAACCGGCAAAAGAAACCGAGATGATTAGTTCCGAGACTACTATGTCAATCAAAAACATTATTGATAAGTACCCGGAAGCTAAACTTTTAGACCAGATCAAGACTCGTTTCAAGGTAAATGACATTAAGTCACTTACAAAAGAGAAAGGACATAAATGTCTCAAAATGTTAATTGACTATGATAAACAGCATACAGAAAAAGGAGCGGCAGTATGAATAAAGTAATTCTTACAGGAAGATTTACACGTGATCCAGAAATCAAGTACACCAATGACGGAACATCTATTGCGAGATTTTCTATTGCAGTGAACAGGAGATTTGTGAAAGAGGGTTCCGATCAGAAAGCAGATTTCTTGAATTGTATCGCTTTCGGAAAGTCGGCAGAATTTATCGAGAAATATTTTTCTAAAGGAATGAAAGCGGATTTATCTGGTAGAATCCAGACCGGCAGCTACACTAATCGTGATGGACAGAAGGTATACACGACAGACATTGTTGTGGAAGAAATTGAATTTGGTGAAAGCAAGGGTTCTAATCAGAGCCAGCAGAAGTCGGAGACGCCACGTCCAGAAACAGACCCGGACGGATTTATGAATATCCCAGATGGAATTGACGAGGGGTTGCCGTTTGCATGATACAAATTGACAGTAGGGAACATCAAAAAGTTATTGATGGCATTAAGAAAGCATTTGATGCAGCAGGAGAAAAATGGTTCGTGTCAAAGCTTTACGTCGGAGATTACATGAATTATGACAACCCTCGACTGGTTGTTGACCGGAAACAAAATCTTTCTGAATTATGCGGTAATGTATGCCAACAACATGAAAGATTCCGTGCTGAGATTATCCGGGCAAACGAAGCAGGAATAAAACTTGTGTTTCTGTGCGAGCATGGAAAAGGGATTGAAAAGCTGGACGATGTTCTCTGGTGGGAGAATCCTCGTGGAAAGAAAAGAGTTAAGAAAAGCGGTGTTTGGGTGGAACAGGAGCAGAAAGTCATGCACGGTGATGTTTTGTATAAGATTCTTTGCACAATGCAGCGGAAATATGGCGTTGAATTTCTGTTCTGCAATAAAAAAGATACTGGAAAACAAATAATGGAGATCTTGTCAAATGGACAAAGAGACAATTAAGCAGCAGTACAGTATGAGAGATGTTCTGAGCAGATACGGAATGGTTCCGAACAGAGCCGGATTTATAAATTGTCCTTTTCACCCGAAAGACCGCACTGCATCCATGAAAATCTACAAAGACAGCTATTATTGTTTCGGTTGTGGTGCAACAGGTGACATATTTACATTTGTTCAGAACATGGATAATTGCGATTTTAAGGCAGCTTTTACCATACTTGGAGGAACTTACCAGAAACCAGATTTCTCTTCCAGAATGGCAATATACCACCACCAGAAACAGATGGAAATGAAACGCAAAGAGGAGCAGAAAAAAAAGGCTGAATTGGATGAATGCTTGTCTGATATTGACTTTTATCGGGCGGAAATTGAGCGATGGAGCCCTCTTTCTGACAGATGGTGTGAAGCATGGAATGCACTTCAAAAAGCACTGTACCTGCATGGAGAATTGAATGGTATACCGTATTAGAAAAGAGGTGATATAGATGGTTCCTTTGAACAAGTTGGATTCGAAATCCATCATGTCTCGGGAAGTGCTGGATGAGGTGTTCAATCAGGAGGATGAGATTTACAGGGCTGAACTGTTGGCCAGCCTTGCGCTTCGAGCATCTGAATTGAGGTGCAAAACAGAGTTTACAAGCGTGGTAAACGCATACAAAAAAGTGCAAAAAGATATAAAAAGGCAAGAACGGGAAGACATCCAGAGGCAATTAAAAGAAGCTAGCCTTGTAGAACACTATACGAACTTTACGGATAGTCCATATGATAGAATGGCCTGCGGAAACTGGATTGCAGCAGACGATGGAATTTGCACTTGGAATTCTACTACTGGAATAACAGATGTTAGGGCCTGCTATCATCCTATATTGCCGGTTGAACGCCTAAAAAATATTCAGACAGGCGAGGAGCAGATAAAAATTGCCTTTAAACGTAACAATAGATGGCAAGAGATTATTGTTCCAAAAGATGTCGTAGCAACTGCGTCCAAGATTGTAGGGCTATCCAAGAACGGGATAGCTGTAACATCAGAAACTGCTAAACACCTTGTAAGGTACTTATCGGATGTGGAAAATCTGAACGATGAGTACATAGAAATACAATATTCGTCCGGAAAGCTTGGATGGATTGGAGACGGTTTTCTGCCATACAGTGAGGAAATCATATTTGATGGGGACGCGAAGTTCAGGCAACTTTTTGAAGCCATTCAGGTAAAAGGAGATAGGGAAGCTTGGTATGAGCATGTAAAAAAGATCAGGCAGCAGGATAAATTCGAAATTAAGTTTATGCTGGCAGCGTCTTTCGCCAGCGTTCTGATTAAGCCACTGGATGCACTTCCATTTTTTACCGATTTATGGGGCCTTACTGGAAACGGAAAGTCTGTTACCCACATGCTGGCCGCTTCGGTCTGGGCGGATCCGTCCGAAAACAAGTATATAGGAAACTTCAAGAGTTCGGATGTTGGCCTGGAAGTAAAAGCTGACATGCTCAATAATCTCCCCCTTATCCTTGATGATACAAGCCAGAAGGATAAGAAGATTGAGGAAAACTTTGAGCGAATCGTGTATGATCTCTGTTCCGGTCAAGGAAAAACCAGGTCCAACAAAGAACTGGGGTTAACAAGAGAAAGCACGTGGAAGTTGTGTATCCTCACAAACGGTGAGTATCCATTGCAGTCCTACGTGAACCAGGGCGGCGCTGTAAACCGTATCCTTGAAGTGGAATGCACGCATGATAAGTTGTTCGAAAATCCGCAAGATACTATTGATATTCTTAAGAAAAACTATGGCTTTGCTGGGAAAGACTTCGTGGCGGCGCTGGAAGAAATGAGTGTTGATAAGATTAAAAATATCCAGCAGGAGATTTTGAAAAAAATCGCATCAGACGATAAAACGGATAAACAGCTACTTTCCTTATCAATTGTTCTGACTGCAGATAGAATCGCCACAGATATGCTTTTCAAGGACATGCAGTATATTGATATACAAGATGCCAAAAACACTCTTGCTGATGTATCAGATGTATCTCCGAATGAACGTTGTTATGAGTACCTGGTGGATATGATTTCTATGAATGAGCAACGTTTTGACGTTGATACGCCTTGTGAAAAATGGGGGGATCCCATTGAAAAAGATGAAGAAATGAACCGATTAGTGTACTTCTATCCCACTGCGCTCAATAATATCTGCAAAAATGGCGGATATTCCAAAAAGGCGTTTTTGTCATGGGGCATGAAAATGGGGCTTGTTATTTCCAATAATAAGTACGGTAACGTTCTGAAGAGAGAGTCAGAAAGCAGGAATCCAAAAAAGTTTTGCTGTTTGAAAGTGGTGAATGATCTTGATGGATACCTGGAAGAGCAAAAAGCGAGTTTGTTCCAGATATCGGATCCGGTATTCGATTAATTTGTAACCGAGTAACCTTGTAACTTTTCGAAACGTATATATATAGATAGAAAAATAAAAATATGAGAATGAAATTATTTTTTTCTCCTATATAGGAAATGTGTGAGTTACACGGTTACACGGTTGCAAACACTACAAACCCGCATAAATACTGGTTTTTTTTGTAACCCAAATGAAACCGGATTTTTCAAATAGGTTACATATAAGGGAGGTGGAGGATGAAAGTAGAAGCAAAAGATATTCCTATCATACAAAGTTTCATGACGGAATATTGGAAAGCTATAAAAGAATTCTACTCAGCAGAGCTTACAGATGAATATTCCAGCAAAGTCTATGATACCTGCACAGAACTGGGAGAACTAGCAGGGACATGTCCGGACGAGAATGACAAACAATTCTTACTTGACAACATAAGAGCTTTTCATAGACTTCTTAATTCTAAACAGAGAGGAATGAGAAAAAATGTACAAACAGAAGTATAAAGAAGGTCAGCAGATCCACAAAGACATATATCTGTACATCTGCCGGTATATCAAAGAACATCGGTACGCGCCGTCCTATAAAGAGATTGCTGATGGTGTCGGTGTATCAAACGCCACGGTGCTTCGTCACATGGACATGCTGCGAACAGATGGGTTGATTGAAACAGATCACCCGAAAACACCGAGAGCGTTCCGGCTGACAGGATATGAGTTCGTGGCAAGGAGGAAGAAACATGAAACTGTATGAGCTGTTCAAAGGTACTGAGTACGTCGGAGAATTTACGCTTGACGAGATCGCAAGCATCACAGGAGCGCATCGAAGCGCACTGCTCAACAGCGTAGCGCATGGCGTCCTCGTAAATGACTTGTGGGACGTCTCTCCGGCTTATGACAGGACTTTAAACCGGAATGATGATGGCTCATTGCTTAAGCAGTTTGAAGTCGTTACAGGGCAAATTAGGAGGTGTGTGAAGCGTGAGCAGCAAACTTAAAGCAAAGCCGCGGAAGCAGAGGCTCCCTCTAGCTCAGCCCAACCAGGCAGCTCAAGCGTTCGGACGGGCAATGGTCAACTGTCAGAGTCAAATCAAAAGTATGGAGAGAGAAGCTTATGAGAATGGATTTAACGATGGAGAAGATTGGGCTGATACGATTAACGTCGTTACGACCATGATGGCTCTGAGGCGTTTATATGGCTTTTCTACGAAACGTTTGCTCGCAGTCATGCAAACTGCCAACGAATACGTCAAAATGGCAAATAGGGGCGAAATGAGCGTCCTGAGCATGATGCAGGATATTGAAGAGAACACAGATGTAATATTTGATGAGACGAATAAGAATCTGGTTAAGAAGATGGGAGTATAGATGAGAGATTTAATCATAGATTGCTTTGCAGGTGGCGGAGGGGCGTCTGTAGGAATCGAAATGGCACTCGGCAGATCAGTAGACATAGCAATCAATCACGACCCCGACGCTATCCTGATGCACAAGACGAATCATCCAGGAACGCATTGCAAATGGAATCAAAAAATATATCGTTGATAATCCAGATCCTTACATTGTGAAGAATAAAGATGCATTAGCATTCATAATTCAATATCACGGGGAAACCAGGCAAGGCGATTCCAGAGGACAATTACTGACTGAGCCGATTAAGACTATTGATACATCAAACAGATATGGTCTTGTGACAGCTTTTATCACGAAATATTACAAGACTGGAATCAGTCAAGGCTGTGATGAGCCGTTGCATACGATAACCACATCACCCGGTCACTTCGGTGTGATATCCGCTTTTCTAGTTAAATATTATGGGACAGGATGCGGACAGGTGCTTAATGAGCCACTCGGGACCATCACTACAAAAGATAGATTCGGCCTAGTAAATGTTCTGGTTGATATCCATGGAGAAAAATACATTATTTCAGATATCTTTCTCAGAATGCTAAAGCCGGAAGAATTAAAGGTGATGCAGGGATTTCCAAAAGATTACATCATTGATCGGGACTATAAATGGAGAAATTACCCGATTGCAAAACAGGTAGCAAGAATCGGGAACAGTGTTGTGCCAGTTATGGCAGAAGCACTTGTAAAAGCAAATTGTCCGTATCTGAAAGTCGGAGAGCGTAAAGCTGCGCCGGTGATTTATTTGCAGGATAACGGGCAGGTAGCATTTGGATAAATCAATCATGGAGGACTGCATAATAGCGTGCCAGTTGCTCACATGGGGAAAGTGAGGATGGAAAATGGATAAATTAAAACCTTGTCCGTTTTGCGGAGGAAAGGCAGAAATGCTGGTTAACGAATACGATGATTCAAGAAAAGAATATCTTGTAGCTTGCACAGAATGCGATGGAATGGTTGAACGCTGGAGAGAAACAGAGGAAGAAGCTGTAGCACAGTGGAACAGGAGGGTAAATAATGAGTGAAATCAAATTCAGTGACGGAATGCCAGCAAGAGAAAGACGTTCTAGCACAAGCATTTATCCAGAGGAATTGTTGGATAAAAAATGCGGTGGCTGTATGAGATGCCAGCCAAGAGGAAGAAAGGGTGAAACAGGCTATCATTGTACAACACAGCCGTACATCAAAGAAATTTCACCAGAAGACAAAGCCTGTATCATTTACTGGGATAAAGAAGAGGAAGAGAAGTACAAGGCGTTAATAGCGCAGGACGAAGAAAACCGCAGAAAAGAACTCTGGAACATCTATTCGAAGCGAGAGCCGATCAAACTCCCTATCGTAAATGATGGTTACGGAATGATTCCGGAATGTCCTATTTGCGGAGGGATGCCATATAGCACTAAGCAGTGCCACTGGTGCGGTCAGAGATTCATTCAAGACGAAAAAGTGAAAGAATATGCAAAACCACTGACAAAAGAGGTAACTTGTTTTTCGTGCGGTAGAAAGGTAATAGCAAATGTAAGTAAGTATAACGGACATATTAGTTACCATTGCCAGTGCGGAACAAGTTTCATTGAATAAGGAGGACACAAAATGTTAATCAGAAGTCAGAATAAGATGTCTCTGGTAAAGTTTGAGAATATTGTTATAAACATCAACAATATCAATGGTAAAGAAATCATTTGTTGGAGCCAGATGAATCCAGGAGAAGACGAATATATTTTATTGGGTCATTATTCCACCAAAACAAAAGTCATGAAAGTACTGGATATGATTCAGGAAGCCTATACGAATTTTGAATCGGCAAAAAATCACCAGCACAGGATTAGCTGCTGCGGCATTCATAGAAGATACGATACTCCTGAGAACGTAGCTGATGGAATTAAAGTGTTAGAGGGTTATGCGGAAATGATAAGAGAATCAGCGGTCTTTCAGATGCCAGCAGATAGCGAGGTGGCTGCATGATCACATTCTTATTAGGATTCGCCCTTGGAGTTATATTCGGAGTAACTGGTCTTGTATGCGCGGCGATCATGTACGACAAATGCCACCCAGACGAATAGAAAGGAGCAACGGTATGCTGACAAGGAATAAAAAGCTGAAAGACTACGGTATTCCGGCAGAGGACATAGAAAAACTGAATACGATGCTGAAAGACTTTCCGGCAGAGTACGGATACCTACTTTCCGGTGCCGCCTTGTCAGCTTGCCCGAAGAACACGGTGATAGCGGATATGGTTATCGAGAATATCTTGCACCGGAAAAGTTACAGGAAAATCAGTAAAGAAAGATATATCCCGATGAATCCGAAAGACTTCTACGGATACAGACGCAAGACTGTCGCTGTACTGTATGAGAGAATGCGGTTATTGGGAGTGTGGGAGGATAAATAAATGAAAGAATATAAATGTCCAAAGTGCAATAGTAAAAACCTTTTTGTCAAGAAAGTTGGGAATAATACGGGATTGTATTGCGGGGATTGCGGTGCATGGATTAAATGGGTCGGAAAAAATGAGCTGAGAATATTTGAATATTTAAACAGACAGAAATACGTAGACGATGCTAATAGTAAACAAGACGATATTGCAAACATCATTTATAGCACTCTCGATCATATGTATTGCGATAATTGCAGATTCAATAGCGAAATTAAAGAAAGTGATAGTGATGAATGGAACTGTGATGAATGCCACAGAAAATATAATGGATGGGGAGTTTCCATGCAGGAAAGTAATAAAATTGCAAAAGAAATTTTAAAACAGTTAGGAGAATAGAATATGAGCAGACTGATTGATGCAGACGAATTAATTAAATATATCAAAATTTGGGAAATTGGCACAAGTATTAGCTCTGACCAGAAAGAGTTTATTGATTGTGTTAATGAACAGTGGACAGCTTTTGATGCGGATAAGGTTGTTGAACAGTTGGAAGATTATTTATTTGAAAAATATTGCATAGAAGGGGATACAACAATTGATGAAATCGTGAAAGGCGGTGGAGTTGAATGAGAGAGTTTCTTTTCAAGGCAAAGCGGATTGATAACGGTGAATGGGTTGAGGGATATTACATAAGAGATCAATATCACATAGGTGGGAAGGACATTATTTTTTATCGGAAGGATTCAGATCGGTTTACAGTATATACCAATATAATTGATATAGAAACCCTCTGCCAGTTCACGGGACTTTGTGACAAGAACGGGAAGAAAATTTGGGAGAATGACATTTTGATGTGCCATGGAAACCCAAAAGACCTTGCAAAAGTGCTATTTGGAGAATTTGGTGTAAGAAATATTGAAACCGGCTCCATAGTAGACAAAGTTGTCGGATGGCATTATGAGGTTGTTCCGACAGATGAAATCAGCAGATGCGAACCATTCTGCTGGCCAATGCCATTGACAGAATATTATATCGACAGATGCGAAATGGAAGTAGTTGGAAACATTTTCGACAACCCAGAATTATTACAGGAGAAATGAGATGAGTAAAGGAAAAGACATTTCCACTATGTTCACAAGAGAAGAAAACAAAAAGAATGGAAGACTTGGATATTATAATGCTACCAGAGAGAAGAAAGATGTTATCAGTCCGGCACAGTATGGAGCATTCTTGCAGAAAAGAGGTAAGAAAAGATGAGTAAATCAGTATTAGTGATAGATACGCCAAAATATTGTGCTTTATGCGTTTTACGCAGTGGAGTGCGTCACCCGTTCTGTAGAGTAAACAATAGAGATATTACAGATTTGAGTATTAGACCTGAATGGTGTCCATTGAAACCATTGCCGGAGAAAAGCACTACCGAGAACGATATGACGGATTATCAGTGTGGGATGGTCGATGGTCGAAATCAGTGTATTGATGAGATTATAGGGGGGGGAGAATGATGCATGGCAATAAATATAAACGAAACTGTGAAAAAGTGTAATGTTTGTGGCAAATGGAAAACCACAGTATATAAACCGGATTATCCGATGCTTAATGATAGCTGTTTTAGGTATCCGAAAACAATTTTTATTTGCGAAGAATGTATGAAAAAGCGCGAAGAAAAGAATATATTTTTGTGAGGTGAAGTAGATGGAGAGATTAACAAAATGTGAAGATGATAGTATCACATATAACGAAAAACGAGAGTTTGAGTGCGGTGAATATTGCGATAGTTGCTCACAGGGCGCAGGAAATTGCAAAACAGTAAAGAATATGATTAAAAAGCTTGCCACTTATGAAGACTTAGAAGAACAGGGCTTGCTTGTGAGATTGCCAGCTAATAAGAATAAAGAAATATATATCATATCTTCCAGATGGACAGTCTGCTCAGAATGTGGTTCAAGATTTGATGAATACAGTTGCGTTGGCTGTGAATATAAATGTGATAGTAAAAAAGAACATTATGTGCGTCCAACTTATCTTTCGTCTATAAATGTAAGCACTTATGCTAACCAATTTGGCAAGACAATATTCCTCACTCGTGAAGAAGCCGAGAAGAAGCTGGAGGAGATGAAGAAATGAATAACAAACTTACGCCAGAAATAACCCCGCAGCTTGCCATATCAGCATTCACAGTACTGCATCAATATTGCAGCTCAATCAGTCCACATGACTGCATCAGATGCACATTTTACGAACATTGCCCGGAATGCTTCATGGGGTGTCCGGGAGATCAGGGTGAGACAATAAGAAAATTACAAGACAATGAATAGAATTAGAGAGTCGGCATTTACCGGCTCTTTTTAGCACAAAATTCCTCAAACATGTACCACAACTTTTCTACTGACCTGTGATAGAATATACTCAGAAGTGTTACTATGGGATTTTATAGCCAGAAATGAGGTGAGAAAGTTAATATGGCAGGAAAGTACGAATATTGGCTTTCTCAAGAAGGTCAAGTGCTTTTACAAGGCTGGGCTAGAGATGGTTTGACCGATGAACAGATTGCAAAAAATATGTGCATTTCACCATCAACATTATATGAATGGAAAAAGAAATATTCGGAGATTTCGGAGTCCCTAAAAGAAGGAAAAGAAATAGCTGATTACTTAGTAGAAAATGCACTTTTCAAAAATGCTCTTGAGGGAAATACCACGGCTCAAATATTCTGGTTAAAAAACAGAAAACGTGATAAATGGAGAGATAATCCAGAACCAGAAAAGAAAGAAGAAAAAGAGGAGGGCATAGTAATTGAACTTACCAGAAACGGAGAGAAGATATAGAGTATATAAACATACTGTGCCTGATGGCAGAGTGTATATAGGAATGACTTGCAAAACAGTAAAGGCAAGGTGGGACAGCGGATATTACGGAAACGACGATTTCTCCAAAATTATAAAAAAATATGGTTGGGAAGGGATTAAGCATGAAATTATAGCTGATAATCTCACCAAAGAAGAAGCCGAATTAATTGAACGAAAAAGCATTGCGGAACATCGAAGCAATGAAGAAAAGTACGGATTTAATTTTGACAGTGGCGGAAATTTCGGAAAGAAGCGTTGCGCTCGTACAAAGAAGAAAATGAGCAAGACAGCAACGCAGCTTCATTTCGGCGACAGGCTGCACACAAAAGAAGTTGTAGCCAAAAGAGCGATAACTCAAACCGGAAGAAAGCTTTCAGACGAAACTAAAAGAAGAATTGGCGATTCCCATAGAGGTAGCAAAAGCGTTTCAGCCAAAAGGGTTAATCAGATAGACAGATACAATGGAAAAATAATAAAAACATGGGACTGCACTATGGACGTGGAGCGAGCGTTAGGTTACAAGAATAGTGCCATTTCTCGATGCTGTTCTGGTGGACGTCCTACAGCCTATGGATATGTTTGGAGATATGAAGCAGTATGAAAATATCCGCAGATGATTTATTTCCGTATAATTTTGATAATGTGCTGAGAGATATTTTGGAGCACAAACATACTTATTATGTATTCAAAGGCGGGCGTGGAAGCTGTAAGTCTTCTTTCGTGAGCATTGTCATTATATTGCTAATGACAAGAAAAGAGAATAGAGATAAACATTGTATCATATTCAGAAAAACAGCGAATACATTAAGAGATAGCGTTTTTTCGCAGATGCAATTTGCTATATCAGCATTGCATCTTGATGGCGATTTTAAATGTACTGTCAGCCCAATGAAAATAACATACATACCAACTGGGCAGACTATAATGTTTCGTGGTGTTGATGACAGAATGAAATTAAAGTCGTTAAAAGCTCCATTCGGATACTTTGCTTTTGCATGGCTGGAAGAATGCGATACTTTTACCGGAATGGAAGAAGTACGAAGCATCTTGCAGTCATCGATGCGAGGTGGAAAAGACTACTGGACTTTTATGTCATTCAACCCACCAAAAACGAGACATAACTTCATGAATGAAGAAGTATTAATCCAGAGAGACGACAGATATGTTCATTCTTCTGATTACAGAACGGTTCCAAAGGAATGGCTTGGACAACAGTTTTTTGACGATGCCGAACATCTCAAACAGATTCGCCCAGAAGCCTATGAGCATGAATACCTGGGCGTCCCAAATGGTGACGGCGGAAACGTATTTGAATATCTGGAGATTAGAGATATTACAGACGAAGAGATCAGTCACATGGATCGTATTTTCGCTGGCGTAGATTATGGATGGTACCCGGATGCCTTCTGCTATCTCAGGACTTATTACGATTCTGCTAGAGAGAAGATATATCTAATTGACGAGCTATATGTAAATAAATGGAGCAACTCCAAGACCGCTGATTGGATCAAGAAAAAAGGCTATGACGATTATACGATGATATGTGATTCTGCGGAACCTAAGTCCGTGAACGACTTCCGGGATGCCGGGCTCCCTGCCAGAGGAGCAATCAAAGGGCCGGGAAGTATCGAGTATGGTTTCAAATTCTTACAAACAAAGACCATAGTCATTGATCCGAAGCGTACACCGAACGCATACAAAGAAATTACAGAATATGAGTATGACAGGGACAAAGAGGGAAATGTAATAAGTGGTTATCCTGACGGAAACGACCACGCAATCTCGGCACTTAGGTATGCTTATGAGCCGTTATTTAACAGGAGGGGGTACAGTGCATAAAATGTTAGATAGGTACTTTTCAGATAAAATAAATAAATTCTTAAGCATCGGTTTAAAAATATATGGATCATCTGACATTAACGAAATCTTAAAAGTTGTAGAATATGAAGACATTATTGTGCGAGATACTTCTGTAAGATGGATGGATTTTAAAAGGTAGATTAAATGGGACTTATAACAACACTAAAAAGGTGGTTTAACATGATTTTCAAAAAACAGGCTGAAGAGGATTTTAACATCCAGGCAGCAGAATTCCCGGAAATGGAATCACTGATTAACCGGTGCGCGAACATTTACAGGGGTGCACCGGAATGGCTAGATGATAAGAATAACATCAAGACGATTAATTTTGCTAAATCTGTCTGCTCAGAAACAGCGCGACTCGCGACACTGGCGATTGGCATTCAGATCGACGGTTCCGCAAGGGCTACGTGGCTACAGGGGCAGATTGACAAAGTATATTTCCAGATCCGTCACTGGGTAGAATATGGCTGTGCTTACGGAACGGTATTTATCAAACCGAACGGTGAGAGCCTTGACGTATTCACTCCGGCTGACGTGATGATTGTGGACTACGACAATCAGGAAATTAAAGGGATTATATTCAAGGATTCTTATATAGTTGGACGGAAATACTATACAAGGCTTGAATATCATCGTTTTGTTGAGACTACGATAGATGACGTAACGACCTATCCGTATTATGTTTCCAACAGAGCTTACGTGTCGAAATCCCCTCAGTCAATCGGAGATAAGATTGACCTTAAACAGACCAAATGGGCTGACCTCATGGCAGATACACCGCCGATTCTAAAAGCGAATGGCGAGAAGCTGGACGGACCTCTGTACGGAGTACTGCGGACACCACAGGCAAACAACGTGGATATTAGTACGCCACTGGGCTTACCAATATTCGCAGAAGCCATTGAGGAACTGAAAGACCTCGACATTGCATACAGCAGGAACGCAAAAGAAATCCTTGATTCTAAGAGGATTGTCCTGGCAGATGAAAGGTTACTCCTTCCAAGTGGATTACCTGTATCCTCTATGACACCACAAGCCATGAATCTTAGAACAAAAGAATTTGGGCTTCCAGATTATGTGAAGAATGTTTTTGGAGATGATGCAGGGTCTTTCTATCAGGAAATAAATCCGATACTTAACACTGATACCCGTATAGCCGGCATAAATGCCCTTTTAAGCCAGTTAGGATACAAAATTGGATTCTCCAATGGATATTTCGTATTTAATGAATCTAGCGGCATTCAGACGGCTACAGGAGTGGAAGCGGAACAGCAGAGGACAGTTCAGTTCATCAAAGACGTTCGCGACAAGCTGGAATCCTGTCTGGATGAAGTAATTTACGCATTGAACGTTTACGCTGACCTGTACGGACTTGCACCTGTCGGAGCTTATGAAGTCAATTATGATTTCGGAGATATCTTGTATGTCAGAGAAAATGACCGTGCGAGATGGTGGCAGTATGTGACTACTGGTAAGGTTCCAGCATGGCTGTATTTTGTGAAGTTCGAGGGAATGACTGAGGAAGAAGCGAAAGCAATGGTCAAAGAAGCCCAGCCAGACGAACCGAAATTATTTGGAGATGAGTAGTTATGTTAAGCCCAGAGTATTTACGCCGGATAACAGAGGGCAGTGAACAGATTGCAGAAGAACTGCATCAGTATATCATCTCTGAGATCGTGTCGAGAATGATGGCAAGAATTGGTAGAGGTGAAGATTATATTCTGACCAATGCTGATGCATGGAGAATCAGAACACTGCAAGAATCTGGCGAACTGCTAGAGGACATTCTTGCAGAATTATCCAGATACACCAAACGTGAACAGCAGGAACTTCTTGAAGCGTTCGAAGATGCCGGAATCACTGCAATGAACTATGATGACAAGGTATATAAGGCGGCGGGATTAAGCCCTGTACCGCTCGAACAATCCCCAACTATGATAAGACTCATGGAGCGGAATATGCTTGCGACTATGGGCGAGTGGAAGAACTTCACGCGAACAACCGCAAGTGCCGCTCAGAGACTCTATATCGAGCAATGCGACCTTGCCTATAATCATGTAATGACTGGAGCAGTTGGGTATACGCAAGCCATCAAAGAGGCAGTCAATAACGTTGTATCAGATGGTGTTACTGTCACATATCCATCTGGCAGAAAAGACACGATTGAAACAGCAGTTGCACGTTCTGTCAGAACTGGCGTGGCACAGGCGTGCGCTGATATTCAGTTGGCAAGAATGAAAGAAATGGGATATGGCTTAGTGCTGACATCGGCGCATATAGGAAGCCGCCCAAGCCATGAAGTGTGGCAAGGGCAGGTATTCTCTATAGACTGGGAAAAATTAAAAGAAATCAAGCCTTATCTTTAACAGAATCGAGATACAATGAAATTGCTTTATCGAGTATTTTGCTGATAGGTATTCCAGTATCATCAGAATACGATTTTAATTTTTCATAAATTTCACGATCAATAGCATTTGATATTGCTACACGGTTTTTTAAACCTCTGTTATTTGACATTTTATTCAACTCCTTTCATACTAAAGTTTATCATAACTTTCAACTACTTGCAATTAAAATAAAATAATGATATAATTGAATGTAGATAAATGCAGTTGAAAGGAGAAAGCACAATGACTTTTGAAGAATTTTGTATTAAAAATGGTAAAAAAGAAAAACCACTTTCAGGGAAATCCTACAGATATTCTCACGGAATGGCAGAAACTCGATTATACAAAATATGGGCAGGCATGAAAATAAGAACATCTGAAAAGGCACAGCCTCATAACAAAGTGGCGTATTTTGATAGAGGAATAACAGTATGTGATGAATGGAAAGAATTCAAACCTTTTTTATTATGGGCTTACACAAGCGGGTACGAAAAAGAACTTACAATAGACAGGATAGATGTTAATAAAGGGTATTCTCCTGATAATTGTCGGTGGGTGCCATTAGAATGGCAAAACAACAACAAACAAAGCAGTTGGAAAATTAAATACCAAGGAGATACAAAAACCGTAGGTGAATGGGAACATTTCTTTGGCGTTCATCGTGAATATATAAGAAAAAGGCTTAATCATGGATGGACTTTTGACGAAATTGTAGAAAACATAAAAAATCCCACAACATTAAACAAGAACAATAAAAGTGGTATAAAGGGAGTTTTATTTGACAATAATCATTCAAAATGGAGAGCTTATATTTCTGTAGGCGGAAAACGCGTAGAAGATCGAGTTTTTAAAACCAAAGAAGAAGCAGTGATGGCAAGGAAACAAATGGAATTAAAATATTGGGGATATACAAATATTGAGTAATTATGGGGTGGCTATTTATGAATAAAAAACATACTTATCCTGATTTTATTGAAAATTGTCATTATGGCGAAGCCGATGGAATATGTGGAGTAAATTGCAGGCATCATTTTTCGGTTTGGGTGGAAGGAATGCCGAATCCCTATGCGGAATTATCAGCGCAGGACAAAGCCGACAAAGGTAAACAGTACGAAAAAGAACAGCGGCAACGTACTTATGAACGGAGAATCCGCAAAACGAAGAGAGAAGTTCTCGGAATGCAAGCGGCGGTTAATAACTGCAAGGACGAACAGGCAAGATTTGCACTCCAACAAGACCTTGACCGGAAGTCTTATCTCTTACAGAAACAAAATGCTGCATACAAAGATTATTGCAAGCAGAATGACCTGAGGGAACTGCAAGACCGACTTATGATTGCGAAGTGGAACCGCCAGAACGCCGCAAAAGCCAGAGGAGCGGCGAAACGATATAAAACAGCAAAGGGGATTGACTGATGAATAGATGGGAATATTACAATCCGAATCCTGCCGGGAATCGAGTCGGAGATTGCGTTGTCCGAGCAATATGCAAAGCAACCGGGCAGGACTGGGAAACGGTATTCACCGGATTAATGATACAGGCGTGCACTCTGTCAGATATGCCAAGTGCAAATTATGTCTGGGGTGCGTACCTCTATAAGCACGGATACAGACGTAAGCTGATAGAACAGTCAGAGCGATATATCTATACGGTCAACGACTTCTGTACAGACCATCCGACAGGCACATATATTCTCTGCATAGATGGTCATGTGGTGACGGTACAAGAGGGCAAATATTTCGATACATGGGATTCCGGCAACGAGATTCCAGTATATTACTGGGAAAAGGAGTAGCTAAATGAGCATATCAGAATTTGTACAGATTTTCCTCTCTATCTGTGGAGGGGTGTCCATTGTCGGAGGGGCGGCAGCCGTAATCTTTAAGTGGATTACACCGGCGTTCAGACTTAATAAGCGAGTAGAGACACTGGAAGAACATGACAAGCGAGATTATGAAAGTCTTCAGAGAATTGCAGAACGTGACTCATTAATCCTGGAAGTGTTATCGACTATGCTGGATAGCCAAATCAGTGGGAACAATGTCGAGGAGTTAAAAAAAACAAAACAGAAACTCACGGAGTATCTTGCACAGAATCAGCGTTAATTGCATTAATAAGGGGTATGCTCATGAAATTATATGTGTTCACTAAGAAAGATATAGACAGGTTCTTGATAGAGTGTAATTTCACGCCGGACGAAGAAAAATTGTTCCGGCTGAGATGTAAGGAATATACACTCGAATACTGCGCTGAGCAAATGAACGTGAGCATATCTACGGCGAAACGATTAAGCCGAAGGGTAAACAATAAAATAATTAAAGTGTGTTAAGACGACAATAAAAGTCCCCGGGATTATCTCCCAGGGGCTTATTTTTTAATATTCTGTTACTTTATACAGGGCTTTTTCAAACCCTGTTATCTGGGGTACTATATCGGTGCATCCCTCCACATCTTCCGGGCAATAGTTCCCGTTGTTGGAATGTACGACATAGAATTTTTCTATATCATGCCCAACTATTGTGTATGGCCCAGTAAAAGTTTCCACTGGGATTTCTTGACCCGTTACCGGGTTTATTTTTGCTTCCTTACTAATCACATTATATTTCATTTGTCTTATCCTCCGCTCTTCTTCTCCCATTTTTTTAACAAAAATCTTCTTTTACAATCCTTTCAAGCAGTTTTATCACATATTCTGGAGGATTACGTTTACCACCCTCCCAGTTTTCTATGCTTCTTTTAGGAATACCATATTTTTCAGAAAAAGCTTGCTGCGTAAGTCCAGATAACGTTCTGATTTCGTGAAAATCAAGAGGACCTGAAGAAACTTTTTCAGGAAAAACATCCTCCTCTCTCACCTGATAAGAAAAGAATCCCATCGAGGACGGAAGGATTCTGAAATAAAACACCTCATCATCCTCTTCTATCCAGGTTTGCTGTAAAAATATTTTGGGACACCGCTCATCTAATGCAAACTTCTCATCTGAGTTAGAGTAAACACAATAATCGCAGTGCCCGCCCTCATTAGTTATTATTTTTTTTATTTCATCATAAATAAATTTTGTTCTAACATAACGAACTATGCGCAGTATTTGTTCTCTACGAAGATCTGGAAATAAAACTTCAATTTGTTTATATGTTTTGCTCCAAAGCCACATATTATATTTATTATCTAATTCTATTGAGGTATCAATATAATAATCTGGACAAACAGACAGAAGATGATACACTGTATCAATTATCTCCTTATCTCTAACCGGAGGAATCAATTCTGTTTCATTCGGAAAATCAAATGGTAAAAGGCTCGACTCCTCCTGATTCTCAAGATCATGTTTTACCATGTTCAAAAACTCTTCGTATTCGTATTTTTTTAACATCTTATTTTCTCCCCTTTCTTTTTTCTTTCATCATAATACTTTAGTGCTTCATAAAAATTGTCTTCGCACCAACCTCCTTCGTCATAGAGTATTTCAACCCATTTTGCCTGTGGATTTCTTGGTTTTACGGCATATTCACGGTTATTAATAAACCAACTTGCTTCTGTAATAGTGAATAAAATACTCACCGTGTTCTTTACTCTTTCTAACCTTTTAGTACTGCTATTAGATTTATGATATTCAACAAGACTGTTTCCGTACTCGATCATCTTCTTGCGAATATCCTCAGCCCAGACAATCTGCTTTGGACTACCAACTAGTTCCGGTAATTCTTTGCACATATTCTTTGCTTCCCTCCATGCTTTCTTGAGACCAGAGGAAATAGACATTCTCATTTTCTTAACTAACTCCCATGCTCTTTTCATTATTGCTGATAAATTATATTTCTTCATGTCCTTTTCCTCCTTAGTTTTCTTGTTCCTCTTTCTGATATTATAATATCACTCAACGGGTGATAAGTCAATACTTTTATGATACTTTTTTGAACTTTTTAGATTGATATATCTATGCAAAAATATAATCAGAAAGGCGGTGCGTAAGATGGCATTATACAACAATCCTTATCAATACAGTTTTGGTGTTCCGGGACAAATGAATCAATTCCAGCAACAGCCTGTCCAGATGCCAGCTCAACCAGTACAGCAACCCCAGCAGAACAACAATGGCATCCTGTGGGTATCCGGCGAAGTCGGCGCAAAATCCTATCTGGTAGCACCCGGGACAAGCGTTTTGCTGATGGATTCAGAATCAGAAAAATTCTTTATAAAATCCACAGACGTTTCCGGTATGCCACAACCATTACGGACGTTTGAATATCACGAGGTAGGCACTCAGATGCCACCTAAACAGCCTGTTCAGAACATGGACAGTAAATACGTCACCAGACAGGAATATGACGATTTAAAGGGCAAATACGAAGCTATCATAAACCGATTAAATTCTTTTTCTGAACCTGTTAGAGCTAATGCCGTGCAGGAATCAGCAGCCAAGGGAGGAAATGCAGATGAGTAATCCATTGTTTAATGCACTTGGTGGTGGAATGCCACAGGGGAATGGGCCAATGCAGATGATACAGCAGTTTATGCAGTTTAAGCAGAATTTTAAGGGAGACCCGAAGGAAGAAGTTGAAAAGATGCTGCAATCTGGGAAGATTTCCCAACAGCAACTTAACCAGGTTCAGCAGATGGCAGGGCAGTTTCAACACATGCTGAAAGGAATGAAATAGTACATTACAATCTGGCCAGATTGATGTAAATACACAATAAAGGAGATTATATTATGGATGGAAATTATAGCTTATCAGATATTGCCGCTGCTACTGGAAACGGTAGAAATAATGACGGCATGTTTGGTGGAGATGGTAGCTGGTGGATTATTGTTTTATTCATTTTTGCTTTCTTCGGATGGGGAAACAACGGCTGGGGCAATAACGGTAACGGTGGTGGATATACAGCCACAGCAGCTACTCAGGCAGATATTCAGAGAGGATTTGACAATTCCGCAGTAATCAGCAAGCTTGATGGAATCAACAACGGTCTCTGTGATGGATTCTATGCAGTGAACAACGGTATGCTTACCGGATTCAATGGAATCAACACCAACATCATGCAGACTGGTTTCGGAATCCAGCAGGCAATCAATGCTGATACTGTAGCTAATATGCAGAACACCAGTGCTTTACAGGCACAGCTTGCGAACTGCTGTTGCGAAACCCGGGAAGCTATCCAGAGCGTAAACTACAACATGGCGCAGAATACCTGTGCATTGCAGAATACCATGAACAGCAACACAAGAGACATTATTGACAGTCAGAATGCAGGGGCAAGAGCGATTCTTGACTATCTCTGCAATGAAAAGATTTCTAACCTGCAGGCCGAGAACAATGACCTCAGACGTGCCGCTTCTCAGGATCGCCAGAGCGCACTTCTCACAACTGCAATGGCTTCACAGACACAGCAGCTCATTAATGCGATTAATCCGGCACCGATTCCGGCATATCAGGTTCCTAACCCGAACACATATTACGGATGCGGATGTAACACTGGATGCAATTGCTGATAACTTCATATCGAGAGTATCTTTCGATTGATTTCGGATGTCGGCTTATGCCGTATTACACAGAGGGGCAGGCTGAGACCTGTCCTTTTGTGATATGAAAGGGGTAAAAATTATGGCAGAATTTACAAATGTAGCTGCTCAGACTGTAGCAGCAAAAGGAAATGTGGTATTTTCAAACACTGCAGTTAAAGGCTCTAACTGCATTCAGCACAGAGAGGGAAGCGGGATCATCACTCTGAGAGGACTTACTAACCAGTGCAAGGCTAGATTTTTTGTGGATTTCTCCGGCAACATTGCGGTTCCAACTGGAGGTACAGCTGGGGCTATCTCTTTGGCGATTGCAATCTCTGGCGAACCTGTATTATCCTCCCAGATGATTTCTACACCGGCAGCAGTAGACCAGTACAACAATGTGTCCACAGGCATCTATATTGATGTACCTCGTGGATGCTGCGTTAATATCGCAGTAGAGAACACAAGCGATCAGGATGTTTCTGTTGTGAACGCAAATATTGTCGTGACCAGAGAAGCGTAGGAGGTGTGATTATGAGAGACATTAAAGACTTATGCGCAAGAATCGAAGATGAACTATCCAAAATCGCTGATAATGGGCTGAACACTGGAAATCTGGAAATGACATACAAGCTGATTGATATGTACAAAGATATCAAGAACACTCAGTACTGGGATAAGAAAGTAGAGTACTACAACACTGTCCTTGATGAGATGCGTAGCGGCTACAATGACGATTACAGCGAGCGTGGAAGAAAACGTGATAGTATGGGGAGATACAGCTCAAATGATGGCAGAATGATGCCGGATTACGACAGAGGCAGTTCTTATGCCAGACGTGGTGAGCATTATGTCAGAGGACATTACAGCCGTTCTGACGGACGGGATGCTTATGACGATTACATGACACAGAAACAGAGCTATCGTTCTGGCAAGTCTGAGGACTGTAAAAGAAAGATGCTTGCCGCCCTGGAAGAACACCTTGACGAACTCACTACAGAAATGAGCGATATGTCCAAAGACGCGGAGTGCCGGGAGGAACGTGATCTTGTTAAAAGATACGTGGAAAAACTCCGGGATATGCTCTAATTAGTCAAAACATGTACCACAACTTTTTGAATGTTCTGTGGTAAAATGTATTCATAGGGAAGATTCGTAAGTGGTTACAGCCACTTGACATAAACATTTTTTTCATTGATTCCTCCTTTCTTTGATGCGTGTCCTTAACAGAAACAGGTTCGGGCGGAATCTGGAGGTTGAAAAGCGGATGCAATTTCCGGCACGTATCATTACTGTCTATGCGATCATATAGACAGTACGCACCTCCTTGTAAAAGGTAAATGGGCGGACAGGCGCCCGAAACAACTCGTGGCAGGCATGACACGTTAAACACTTTGCTAACCCGGGAATCCGGGTTATTCGGAATGTAGCTCAGTGGCAGAGCAATGTATAAACTAGCGTCGCAGGTTCGATTCCTGCCATTCCGATTACCCTGCCAGTGGTCTAACTGGCTTAATCCACTTACCTGCGGCGGCAGGTCAATAAACACGACCAGGAGGATGTATATGCAGAAACTTATTGACACACTTAAATCATTTGGAATTGAGATCCCGGAGGGCAAACAGGCAGATGTGAAGAAAGCACTCTCTGAACATTATAAGAATGCCAAAGAAATAGCAAAAACTCTGTCGAAAGTTGAGGGAGAACGCGACGACTGGAAAGAACGTGCTGAGGCAGCAGAAGAAACCTTAAAAAGTTTCGACGGTATCGACCCGGCAAATATTCAGACAGAGCTTGCTGGATGGAAGAAAAAAGCCGAGGATGCAGAGAAAGAGTTTAATGCGAAAATCTATGACCGTGATTTCTCAGATGCTCTGAAAGCAGCACTTGATGATGTTAAGTTTTCCAGTGTAGCTGCAAAGAAATCGGTTATGGCGGACATCAAGGAAGCAGGATTAAAACTGAAAGACGGTAAAATTCTCGGATTAAATGACCTGATCGAACAGATGAAGCAGTCTGACGCATCCGCTTTTGTGGATGAATCTCAGCAGCAGGCTCAGCAGAATCAGGCAAGATTTACCACTCACGTTGAACAGCAGCAGACACCGGGAAGTATGACAAAGAAAGATATCGAAGCAATCAAAGACCCGTCCGAGAGACAGGCTGCAATTGCTCAGAATATCCAGTTATTCCAGTGATTTTTACACCGACTATACACCAGAGTATAGCCGCTAACCCAATACCTTAACAATTATGGGTAGAAAGGATTTTTTATGTCAGCAAAAACAAATCTTATTATGACTAATGATATTCATGTCACAGCACGTGAAATTGACTTTGTTACCAGATTCGAAAGAAACTGGCAGCACTTACGTGATATTCTGGGTATCATGAGACCTATCAAAAAGCAGCCGGGTGCTGTACTCAAGTCCAAATACGCAGAGGGTACTTTACAGAGCGGAAAAGTTGGTGAGGGTGAGGAAATCCCTTACAGCAAATTCGTTGTAAAAGAAAAGGACTATGCGGAAATGACTATCGAGAAGTACGCAAAGGCTGTATCTATCGAAGCAATCAAGGATCACGGTTATGAGAACGCTGTTCAGATGACTGATGATGAATTCCTTTTCCAGCTTCAGACTGATGTTACCGGCAGATTCTATGACTATCTGAAAACCGGTACACTTACTTCCACAGAAACAACATTCCAGATGGCTCTGGCAATGGCTAAAGGCCGTGTTGAGAACAAATTCAAGCAGATGCACAGAAACGTGACTGGTGTTGTTGGATTTGTGAACATTCTGGACGTATATGAATATCTCGGAGCAGCTGAGATCACTATTCAGAACCAGTTCGGATTCCAGTACATGAAAGATTTCATGGGCTTCAACACAATCTTCCTGTTATCTGACAGTGAGATTCCAAGAGGACAGGTTATTGCTACACCTGTCGAGAACATCGTACTTTATTATGTTGACCCGAATGAATCTGACTTTGCAAGAGCAGGCCTTGTGTACACCGTATCTGGCGAGACAAACCTGATCGGATTCCATACACAGGGAAACTACCACACAGCAGTGTCCGAAGCGTTCGCAGTTATGGGGCTTACTCTTTTTGCAGAGTACATTGACGCAATCGCTGTAATTACCATTGATGAGACACCAACACTTGGCACTCTGACAGTAACATCTGCGGCAGGAACAGCAACTGGTGATACAAAAATCACTGTAAATCCGGCCAAGGAAAATACTGGTAATGTGTATAAATACAAAGTTGCAGCAGATGCGGTGACTGTTGGATATGGACAGAATCTCAGAAACTGGAGTACTTGGGATGGAAAAGCAGATATCACAGCAGCAACTGGACAGAAGATCACAGTGGTTGAGTGTGATGGAACATATAAAGCACTGAATGCCGGAAGTGCAAGCGTAACAGCAAAATGATGAATCTGAGAGGTAACTGGCATGGCTTATGCAGATTATGAATTTTACACAACTTCATATTTCGGTTCAGTCGTGCCAGAAGCCGACTTTCCACGACTGGCAGAAAGAGCCAGTGATTTTGTGGACACAATGACATTTGACAGACTGGTGGATGGACTGCCGACAAATGAACGCTCACAGAAGCGTATCAAAAAGGCGGTCTGTTCATTGGCTGAATTAATGTATCAGATTGAGCTTGCTGAGAAGAATGCCACCAATGCCGCTGTGAGCGGTACATCAACTGCAATCGGGACCGGTGGTAGCACAACAGGCATTGTAACATCTCTATCTTCTGGCAGTGAATCCATCTCTTATGCAACACCTCAGCAGAAAGCATCGGGTGCAAAAGAGTGGAGTGCGGTGTATGCCGCCGCCGGAGACGTACAGAAAACGAACGACTTACTCTTAAAGACAGCTTTACCGCTTCTGATGGGAGCAAGGACGGATGATGGAATACCAGTATTGTATGCAGGAGTGTATTGATATGAAAAAGTTATTTATTTCTCAGCCCATGAGGGGCAAGACAGATGAGGAAATTCTCGCAGTAAGAGAAAAAGCAATTAAAAGTGCAGAGAAACAGGTTGGTGAACCTGTAGAAGTAATTGATTCTTTCTTCCAGTCAGCACCAGTGGACGCAAAGCCACTCTGGTATCTGGGTGAATCTCTCAAACTTCTGGCAGAAGCTGACGTGGCGTTTTTCGCTAAAGGATGGGACGAAGCCAGAGGGTGCAAGATTGAGAATACTTGTGCTATCGAATATGGCATTGAGACCATTATTGAGGACTACAGAAAGGACTAAGCTATGGACATTTCAACATTAGGCTCATGTATTGCAATCGTTATGATTTGTTACATCGTAGGAATGGGCTGTAAAGCATCAAAAAGAATCTCTGATGAATGGATTCCAGTGATCATGGCGGTTATTGGCGGAATTCTCGGAGCTGTCGGGATGGGAGTTATCCCGGATTTCCCGGCGACAGACTATATAACGGCAGTTGCGGTCGGCATGTTTAACGGATTGTCGGCTACTGGCGTGAATCAGGTTATTAAGCAGACAGTTCAGAAAGAGTGATCTTATGGGTGGACGTGGTGGAAGTAGTGGACTAAGTTCCAGCGGAACCAGCGGACTTGATGTAATCAGAAATGGTGAAACAACGAGGTATTATTTCTCAAACAAGAACGGGCGGCACTACTATCAGATTGGAATAGGTGGCGCGCCACAGCCTACTCCGCTGAATATGTCTGCGAGTGAATTCAAAAAAAGAGCAGCATCCAACGGCGCTACTGTGAAAAACATCTCCGCGTCTGAGATGAGAAAAGATCAAAAAGCGTATAAGGCCGACCGTAAGGCGACAAATACATTCTTAGACAGAGAAACAGCATCTAATAGAACGTTATCTAGCGGCTCGAGAGCAGATGCAAAAGTCAACCGCGTAAACCGCCGCAGACGTCGAAGAAAATAACCTATGGCAGATAAAGAGACAAGCATAGCTTACGAAAATCTAAACCGCCGCATATTTCTCGGCGTTGGTGAATACGATATACCGCAGATAGAACCGGAATTATTTGAGGGCAACTGCGAATTTGTCGGATTTAATTACGCCAGAGGAAAATGCAACAATCCAGAAGAGAAAGCTGTTCATTTCTTTTTAGATGATTACCAATTCGATGCACTATGGAGAAATCCAGACAGATATGCAGATAAGCTGAGTAAATTCCGGTACATCTTGACGCCAGATTTCAGCACCTACACCGATTTCCCAAAAGCTATCCAGATATACAACCATTACCGCAAACACTGGATAGGTGCATATCTCCAAGAGTACGGTTGCCGTGTGATTCCAACAATATCATGGAGTACACCGGATTCTTACGATTGGTGTTTCGATGGAGAACCAGAGGGTAGAACAGTGGCGATATCTTCGGTTGGTTGCATGAATGGAAAAGCAAAGAAAGAGCTGTTTCTTTCCGGCTATAATGCTATGATTGAACGGTTACGCCCAGAAAGCATTATCTTTTACGGGAAAGTGCCGGAAGAGTGCAAAGGCAATATTGTCCGAATAAAACCATTCTCTGATAGATTTTCAAAAGCAATATGTGAAGGATAGGAGGGTATCATGTACGAAAAAACTGTGACGATTTTTGATTATTACGAATCAGCCACGACAGGAGATGCGTACTGGTATCCTCATGTGCTATCCGGTGTTGACCTCATTGCGGACAAGGGAGCAATCCTCAAAAAGTACGGACCAGACGCAACTGACAATGCACAGTTACACGTTCGATATACCGTCCAGAACGGCGGTATAACCATTACTGATAAAGACGGCAAGATTCTTCCGTGGGTGCCAGTTAAGGAGTGGAAAAGGCAGATTAACAATGCTCTGGAAGATACTATCACATTCTCGGACGAATCATTCTTCTGGGAGGGTGAGTGGACTGGTGGAACGGTAATTGACAGTGATTATCGGAATGGATTCTACCAGTACATGAATGAGAACAAGGATAACGTGTTTAAGATCACCAGTGTAGGCGGTCCGTATACACTGATTCCACACTTTGAGATTCTAGGTAAGTGATATGAGTAAAATTCATCATTTCAAAGGGTTCTCCGTAGTCGATGGAGATATGAAAATCAAGCTAAATATGGACAGGTTCTCCAGACAGTATCAAGAAGCTCAGTATCTCCTTGATGGAATGGTTATGGACAGTATGGTTCCGTTTATGCCGATGATTTCGGGAGATTTTATTGATAAGACAAGGGCAAAAAGCTCCTCTATGCAAGGCACGGGCTTTGTTTGTGCGGCGGCAGAGCCTTATGGCAGATTCCTTTATATGGGAAAAACGATGGTGGACGAGCTGACTGGAAGTCCTTACGCTCGGCAGTATGCCAAGAAAGTCCTTGTCAGTCAATTCTCTGGCCAGACAGCCGCAAAGGAAAATCTTGAATACACCAAACAGGCACACCCGCAGGCACAAGCAAAGTGGTTTGATGCCGCTAAACGGCAATACGGCAGTACATGGATTCGTAAAGTAAAAGCACAGGCAGGAGGTGGCAGACATGGCGGATAAACCCATCGGAAAAGATGCAACTGGATATGAGATTCTGACAGATGCCATGAAAGCACTTCTGAATCAGTATCCGGGACTGTATGAAAATGAAACAATCAAATTTGAGGAACTCGGCAAGGAATCAGGAATTGCGTTCTCAGCAGACAACGGGGCGTTGGTCTATTCAGAAAAAGAGGACGTTTGCGGAACAATGCACCAGGTATGCCAGTATCCATTTTATGTGGTATACCGCACCGCATCTGACAAGGAAAGGCAGAAGTTATCTGTTCAGAAGTTTCTTGACAATCTCGGTAAATGGATATGCCGGGAACCAGTTATTATAAACGGCTCTGAGACGCGTTTAAATACGTTTCCTGAGCTTTCACAGGGACGAGTGATAAAACGCATCACCCGTGACAACTCCTATGGGTTAGAGCCACAGGAGAGCGGCGTACAGGACTGGTTATTGCCATTATCGGTACGCTATGAAAATACTTATGAAGTAATATAACAAGTAACAACCGGCTATCAATTGGAGATAGTCGCTAACCTACACAGCCTTTTAAAAGTTATAGGCAGAAAGGACATTTCTATGGCAGTTACAGGCAAGATTGACCGTAAATATATGGCTCATTATATCGATGCAGGTTCTCTTTGCGGAGGACTGACACCGAAATATGAGCGTCTTGGAAAGGATCTGGAAGAGTATAACGTTGAACTCAATCCAGATACTGAAACGTCTAAAAATATTCTTGGAGAATCCACATTCAAGCATAACGGCTACGAAGTTTCTTCTGACGCTGATCCGTTCTATGCAGATACCACATCAGACCTGTTCACAGCATTACAGAAGATCGTAGATGGACGTCTCAAAGACGATAACCTCAAAACAAAAGCAGTTGAAGTTCATCTCTGGACAGAAGCCACAGCAGGCAAGTATGAAGCATATCAGCAGGACTGCTACGTTGTGCCGACAAGCTACGGCGGCGATACATCCGGCTATCAGATTCCATTTACCGTTAACTATGTCGGCGAACGTGTAAAAGGAAAATTTGACATCAGTTCCGGTACGTTCACAGCTGACAGCGAATAAGCACATATACAAGGAGGATGCACTAAATGGCAAAAGTAATTAATACCAAAATTGATGATGGAATTCTCATTTTTACATTCACCAACAATGAAGATGAAGTTTTTTCTTCTTTCAAGCTTAACCCGACGGATATCAATGTGGCAGCACGTGCAGAAGAGCTGACAGAATACTTTGAGCAGCTTAAGGATTCTATCCAGAAAGTCACTTCCGGCAAAGAAATGGCTGAACTGAATAAACAGATCGAAGACAAAATCAACTATCTGCTCGGATATGAAGCGTCAAAAGACTTGTTCAAGGAACCGATCACAGCAACCACTGTTTTCGGTAATGGTCAGGTGTTCGCTTACATTGTTTTGGATAAGATCGCAGAAGCAATCGCACCGGAAATTGAAAAGAGAAAAAAGAAAATGCAGGCAGCAGTCAATAAGTATACGGAAAAGTATGCAAAATGACCGCCTATGAGCTTCCCACCTCACTCAATATAAGTGGGGTGGATTTTTCTATTAGAACCGATTTTCGAGCGATTATTGATATTCTCATAGCCATGAATGACCCAGAACTGGACGAGCAGGCGAAAGCAGTTGTTATGTTGCAGATTCTGTTTGAGGACTGGCAAAGCATACCGTCTGAGTGCTGGGACGAAGCTTGCCAGAAAGCATCGGAGTTCATCGACTGCGGACAATTGGACGATAATCCAAATCACCCAAAACCTCGTTTGATGGACTGGGAACAGGATGGAGATATGATCGTGCCGGCGGTAAACAAGGTTGCTGGTAAAGAAATCAGAGCCGTACCGTATATGCACTGGTGGACGTTTTTTGGCTACTTTATGGAATCTGGGGAATGCCTATTTAATACAGTTGTCGGGATCCGGTCAAAAAAGGCAAAAGGCGAACGCCTGGATAAATGGGAAAAGAAATTCTATCAAGAAAATAAAAACACAATTGACATAAAAACACGTCTCAGCGAAGAAGAGCAAGCTTATAAAGATAAGTTGAATGAGATGTTGAACCTCAAATAGTTAGGAGGTGGACGTATGGCTGCTGATGGCTCAGTCATTATTGATACCAGAATGGATACAACCGGTGTCCGAAATGGCGTATCAGCTATAAAACAGTCATTTAACGGCCTTGGGAGTGCTGTAAAGAAAATCGGTCTGCTGATTGGCGGGGCGTTTGCTGTCGGCAAATTGGTACAGTTTGGGAAAGAGTGCGTGGAGCTTGGTTCCGACCTCGCAGAAGTACAGAACGTGGTCGATGTTACATTTACCACCATGTCGGATAAAGTCAATGAATTTGCAAAGAATGCCATGACTTCTGCTGGCCTATCTGAAACTATGGCAAAAAGGTATGTCGGCACGTTCGGCGCAATGTCCAAGTCGTTCGGATTCTCCGAAGCGCAGGCTTATGATATGTCAACGGCTCTAACGCAGCTGACTGGTGATGTAGCATCATTCTATAACATTAGTCAGGACTTGGCTTATATCAAGCTGAAATCAGTGTTTACGGGCGAAACAGAAACGCTCAAGGATCTCGGCGTGGTAATGACCCAGTCAGCACTTGACCAGTATGCACTTGCCAACGGCTACGGCAAAACCACATCTGCTATGACTGAACAGGAGAAAGTAGCTCTCCGATTGGCTTTTGTGCAGAAGCAGTTATCAGCTGCATCTGGAGATTTCATTCGTACTTCAGGCAGCTGGGCGAACCAGGTGCGAGTGATGCAGTTACAGCTGCAATCTCTCAAGGCAACAGTCGGACAGGGACTGATTAATATTTTTACACCTGTTCTGAAAGTAATTAATGTTCTGCTCGGTAAGCTGGCAACGTTAGCCAATGCTTTTAAATCCTTTACGGAATTAATCACCGGTAAGAAATCCTCTGGTCAGACAAGTGGAAGTGGAGCAGGTCTCACAGGCGATGCAAGCGGCGTGCAGGATACGGCAGACGCTTATGGACAGGCGGCAGACAACGCCAGCAAGCTTGCGGATTCTACAGAAGATGTAGCCGATGCAACAAAAGACGCAGCTAAAGCTGCGAACGGATATCTGAGTCCACTTGATGAGATTAATCGGTATTCAACTCAGAATACATCGTCAACAGCAAGTAAAGTCCCGTCCTCAGGAACAGGATCAGGAGGAAGCCCTGGTGGTCTAGCCGGAGCTGTCGGGAGCGTTGATTATGGAAAAGTAGCAGAGGGTGAAACCGCTCTGGATAAAATCAGCAAATCAGCTGAAAAGCTTGCGAAGCTCTTAAAAAAGCTCTGGAAACCATTTCAGGACGCTTGGAAAAAAGAGGGCAAGAACACCATTGAGGCGGCACAGATTGCCCTGTCGGGAATTGCAAAGCTCGCTAAGAGTGTAGGCAAAAGCCTTGTAGAAGTCTGGACAAATGGCACAGGTACGACAATGCTTACAACCATGCTGAGGATTGCTCAGAATGTGCTTAAAACTATTGGAAATATTGCTTCCGGCTTTGCCGATGCGTGGAATAAGAACAATGTCGGAACGCAGATTATCCAGAATATTGCAAATGCTCTTGTGGTAGTTATGCAGTTCGTTGAGAGGATTGCCGCAGATACGGCAACATGGGCGGCAAATTTGGACTTCTATCCATTGTTGGAATCCATTAGCAATTTGACGAGTGCATTTGCACCAATTTTGGAATCCATTGGAAATGTTCTTGAATGGATTTACAAAAATATTGTTCTTCCGATGCTGAAATGGGTCATTGAGGTAGGACTTCCGACAGTGGTTAATTTGGTCGCAAAAGTAGCTACGTTTCTTGCCGATCATCAGCCGATAGTTGAAGCATTCGGTGCAGCTCTGATTGGGGCTTTCGCGGCGGCGAAGATTGCAGGATTGGCATCGATAATCATTAAAAACGTGTCTGGAATCGCTATGGCTGCAAAGGGGCTTATCACACTAATGACTGGTACGGGTGGCATCATGGGTGGGATCAAAGCTATTGCAACAGCTATCGGACCAGGCGGAGTCTTTGTCCTTGCAGTCGGCGCATGTATTGCGATTGGTGTATTACTGTACAAAAACTGGGACAAAATTAAAGAAATGGCTGGAAAGGTATGGGATTGGGTTTCTAATAAAACAAGACGTTTTGTTGAGGATATTGGGAATAAGCTCAGAGGCTTAGCTACCAAAATGACGACCATTTGGGGGAGCATAAAGGCCAGCGCGCATCAGAAATGGAATGCTATATGGTCTACCGTTAGTGGTTTTGTTGAAAGAATCAAGAATGCTATTGTTGATAAATTCACATCCGCTAAAAACACTGTAGTCGGTGTATTTAACGGAATGAGAGATGCTATCAGGTCTGTTCTGAACAATATCATAAGTGTTGTAAATGGCGCTATCAGCAAAGTAAACGGAGTTGTTAGTGCGATTGAATCAGCATTCTCTTTCGGCCCATGGAAAGTACCGACTCCATTCGGCTCAAAGACTATCGGGTTTAAAGCTACTTTCCCAAGAGTTCCGACAGTTCCGTATTTGGCTAAAGGCGCAGTCATTCCACCAAGAAGCGAGTTCCTTGCAGTCTTAGGAGACCAGAAGCAGGGTAACAACATCGAGACACCAGAAGCTCTACTCAGAAAGATTGTCCGAGAAGAAACAGCAGGACGGCAGGCAGGCGGTGGAAGTTACCGATTTACAGCGCAGATCAACCGCAGGACACTGTTTGACGAGATGATGAAAGAAGCACAGATGAGACGAGATACAAGCGGTAGAAACCCGTTCGAGATGGCATAGAAAGGAGGGCGTTATGGAAAAGTATAAAATCAACGGAACAATAATTTGGCAACCGGATAAAGACCTTGCGCTCTCCTTTGCTACGACTTACACGGAATCCAGCCAGAGGACGCAATACGGTGTAGGTTACTTTACACCGATGTTTACCGTAGAACAGTATACGTACAAGGCTAGCGATCTCCCGATGGCAGAGGCAACCAAGATTTTGCAGATGGTGGCAAAAGGTTATAAATTTACGCTTCATTATTTCTCGCCATATTACGGAGTTTGGAGAGACGCTCCGTTCTACGTAGGGCAGACACAAAACATAGCTATCGGAGAATTATCAGATGACAGAAAAATACTATCATCGCTAGAATTTAACATGACGGGGGTGAACCCACTGTGATTAATGTAAGTAATGCATTCAGAGAAAAGCTTGAAGCTGGTGAGCCAGTCAGAATGACGGTGGATATCACCTTTCCTGACGGGACGAAAAAGACTATTAATAAAGATATCATGAATGGCGACAACGGGTTTTCTGACTGTGCAGATAGCAGCAGTTTTCCGGTCGGCGCTACCATTTGCAAAACGCTGACGTTGAGCATCAATAACGATCAGGAACAGTGGAAGAACTACAGCTTTTACGGAGCTAAAATTCATGCTTATCTGAAGCTTCAGACGTCGTATGCAGCACCGGAATCTGTAAGTGTGTTGCTGGATGAAAGTTATAACCCGATTCTGGACAGTACCGGAGACTCTATTATTGCAACACAGGCAGCCACAAAAGATATCATCGAAACTATTGACAAGGGAGTCTATACAGTCACTACGCCAGAGCAGTATTCAGATATCATCAATGTTACGGCACTGGATGATATGTATAAGGCAAATAAGACATATACCAGCGGATTGAAACTTCCGCAGTCGCTCATTAACCTTGTCAGAGATGCCTGTAAGACTGTCGGCATAGGTATGAATCTGACCATGGACCATGGCGATATTATAATAAGAAGCATTCCAGACAGCATGACATTTCGCCAGCTGTTCGGATATGCGGCTATGGTTGAGTCTGCGAACGCGCGAATTGATTATTTCGGGAATCTCCAGTTTGTGAAATGGGATTTTGAAAAAGCAGATGTTCCGGAATTGAAGAACTATGGAAACCCGCCTACACTTTCCAGTGACGATATAGTTATAACTGGAATCAAGGTAACGAACGGGCAGTCAAACGACGATACCGATACTGATTATTCTGGTATGTACGGAGAGGAAGGGTACATCCTCGAACTTGAGAACGAGCTGATTGATACCGATCAGCTTCAGACAGTAGCAAATATAATCGGTGAACAGATCGTAGGGGCACGATTCCGGAATCTTGAAGGCGATCTGGTATACAACCCGCTCGTCGAGTTTGGCGACATGGTGTACACTTACGACCGATTAGGCAGCAAATACCTTACTCCTCTGACAGACGTTTCCGGAAATGTAGGCGGCCTGACTACAGTTAAGACACAGGCTGATGATCCGATCAGAGGCAGTAGTGATTTTTACGGAAATAGCACGAAAGCTATAGTTGCGGCACGCCAGATGGTACAAAAAGAAACATCCGCAAGAGAAGAGGCTATACGGAGATTAGCTGAAACGCTTAATTCTTCGAGCGGTCTGTATATGACACAGAAGCCACAACAGGATGGTAGTATCATATACTATATGCACAACAAAGCAACCATAGCAGAATCTAACATAATCTGGAAGCTGACAGCAGAGGCGTTTGCCGTGTCGATTGATGGTGGAAAAACGTATCCTTACGGCTTTGCGGTGACTGGCGAATTAATAACCAGACTGCTCTATGCGGAGGGCATTAATGCTGATTATATTAACGCAGGAACACTCGTCGTAAGAGACAAGAGAGGAAATGCGATATTTGAAGCAGACATGGACACCGGATCAGTTACCCTTAACGGAAGTTATGTGACGATCGGCGGTAAACCACTTGATGAAAAGATTGAAGATGTTGAGAACATGGCAGCTCTGGCTAGAAACATGACCATGCAGCTCGACAACGACTATCAGGGAATCCCGGTTGACAGCAACGGCAACTATACAGAGTTCCCAGAATGCACTACAACGGCGACAGTCATGTACGGTACACAGGATATCACGAATAACTGTACATATACGATTACGACGTCGCAGAACATACAGGGACATTGGAATAAGGAGAATAAGACGTACACCGTCACCGGCTTGACCGCAGACAGCGGATGGGTGAACATCAAAGCCGCATATCTGAATAACCTTGTCGTATCGAAACAGTTTTCGCTTGCGAAACAGTACGCCGGCAAAGACGGAGCGAACGGCATCCCGGGAAAAGACGGTAAAGACGGAAAGACACAGTACACACACCTTGCTTATGCGAACAGCGCAGATGGTCAGACAGACTTTTCTGTGAGTGATGGGAACCGTGAATATATTGGAATGTACGTGGATTTTGTAGAAGCTGACAGCACTGACCCGACAAAGTACACGTGGTCACTGATTAGGGGAGCAAACGGAGCGCAGGGCGTGCCGGGAACACCGGGAGCGAACGGAAAAACACCATACTTCCACATCGCTTACGCCAACAGTGCTGATGGAAAAGCCGGATTCTCCGTGGATAACAGCGTCAATAAACTGTATATCGGGCAGTATACCGATTACACACCGAATGACAGCACTGACCCGACAAAATACAGTTGGACGAAAATCAAAGGCGAGCAGGGAAATGCCGGAAGGACTTACTTCTTCCAGAGTAATGCAGATGTGTTACTGATGGGGTCAGATAAGAAGATAACACCGGCGCCGCTCATTGTGGATTCTTTCTACAGGGATGGAAACGGCGAGATTGCACAGACGCAAAAGGGATGGTGGAAGCTTGAAAAATCCACTGACAACGGCGCTACATGGTCAGCGCTCACGGTATCACAGACTGCGGCGCTCGACCGGTTGAGTATTAACGTCAATAACCTGTCGCTCAAGGCTCACAATATGCTCAAGGTTTCGCTGTATTTTGACCAGGCAAAAACGAAGCTTGCGGACTATCAGACGTTTTCCGTGGCGGTTGATGTGGCATCACTGACACAGGAACAGATAGTTGATATCCTATCAGACGGCGGAAAGTTCAAGGGTCTGTATTATGGCAAGGATGAGAGTGGAAACACGACACTGTATATATCTTTCAATGCCATGAAAGGTGGTGTTATCAGCCTTGGTGGCGTAAATAACGGTAACGGTCAGCTGAAAATTTACGATGAAAACGGAACATTGATATCAAGATTAGGGTACACCGGATATGTTGTGCACAACAAGAACACCGGAAAACCAATGGTTTCGCTTAACACTGCCGGATTGCGATTGTATACGGACTACACAGATGCAGACAACTACAATGCGCTGATGCTTGGAAAATATGGACTGTATGCACAGAAAGTCCAAAATAAAGTGCTTGAACTCTGGATGGAAGGTGATACGAGCAAAAAATGGGAAGGCTACATTGTTCGCTATCTGAACAACAAAGTTCGAATAAATACGAACTCACTTTTTACGGACGGATGCGAACTTGGAGCAAATTTTTCGACAGATGGAAGTGCAACTATTGGCAAAAGCTTGAGCGTAGGTGGAAACGCAACTGTCAATGGAACTCTTATGTTTTACGACTTGGAGAATCAAGCAAAAACATCTGGCAAAGTCAAAAGACAACCGGTAGCGTCCGTAAGCGCAGATGATTCGCAAGTGGCCTATCTTTTTTCAGGAACGGGTAGTAAACATGGAGACACGGCAACATACAGACGTTTAGGAATCCGTGCTAAATGGGGTGGATCTGGCTTTAGCACAGACTATCTATATACAACCTCACAAGTTTCCGACATCCGCCTAAAAGAAAACGTTAAAAACAGCGAAACAGACGCTCTCGAAACGGTCAATCGCATGAAAGTCCGTCAATTCGACTGGAAAGAGCGGATGGGCGGATGGCATCAGGATATCGGTTTCGTGGCGGACGAGCTGGAAGAAATCGACCCGAACTTGGCACTGGGCGGCGGATATGACGAAAACGGTGAGATGGACATTAAACAGATTAACAGTCCGTATCTTCTCAACTACGCCATTAAAGCCATACAGGAACTTAGCGCAAAGGTTGAAGCGCAGGAGAAACGCATCAAAGAGTTAGAAAGGAGATTACAGTAATGGGAAAATTTAATGAGTACACACAGAAAGCAACACCAGAGGATGCGGATTCTTTAATGATTTATGACGCAACATCGAAGGCAAACAAGCTTTCGCCGTTCAGCGGAATTTGGGACTGGATTGCTGGGAAACTGACCAATGCGGTTATCAGCAACTTGCAGACGAACAACAAAACGGTGGTTGGAGCGCTTAATGAATTAAATAGTAAGCGGTTCAAGGCCAATAGTTATTTTATATATAGTGATGGCTCTACCAAAACAGTAAGCGTAAAATGGGGTGATGCAAACAGTCATATGACTTCGTTTCTACTAATTGATAACAACCGCATTACCTCTTTATACATAACAGGAAAGCTGTCGGGAGTGACAGAAATATCAAAAAAATCTGAATACGCAGTACCACCCGTACTTGATACTTCTTCGGAAACATTAAAAGTGACACTTGGCTCCTGGAGCACAGCACTTTTAATCTGCTTGGAGTCTGTGACTATAAGTTAGATAGTAACACCCGTTTTGATATGACTTCCCATTTAATTCATTAAAAATTTCATAAAAAGCCACCAATGGAGTGCGAAATCTGTACGCTACAGCCACCGCAAATATGTTTCATGATTTCATGAAAGGAGTTGATAAATTGGAAATTAAAGGTATTGACGTATCATCCAATCAAGGAAAACCGGACTGGGCGAAAGTGGCTAAATCCGGCATTAAATTCGCAATCTTGAGAGTACATCAGAAAACAGGTGTTGACAGCTCATTTGAGTACAACTACAAGGGATGCAAGAGCAACGGAATCCTTATCGGTGGGTATAAGTATTCATACGCTCTGACACCGGCACAGGCGATTGACGAGGCGGAAGATGTGATTGCCGCACTAAACGGGCGTGGACTGGACTTCCCGGTGTTCTACGACCTTGAGTGGTCTAATCAGCGAAAACTCGGTAAACAGGCAGTCGAAAACATTGCAGTTGCATTTCTAACCAGAATGAAGAAAGCCGGTTATAAGGTCGGTATCTACTGCAACACGGACTGGTACAACGGCGTTCTGACTGACGCACTCAGGAAGTATGAGTGCTGGATAGCACGATATCCGGCAAGCGACAACGGTTCTATACAGGAAAGATTACGCCCATCTGTTGGTGTGGGCTGGCAGTATTCCAGCAAAGGAAAAGTATCCGGTATCAGCGGAAATGTCGATATGGATGTGTTCTACAAGGACTATAGAGGAACAACACAGAAAGGAGAAACTAAAATGGTAAAAATCAGTAACTGCGGACATGATGAAAGAGGAAAATATGCAGGAGGGAAAGCAGGAGATCAGACTGGTACGGAATATCAGATCATGAACTGGTACAGCAGGCCGTGGCTCTGCGTTCTGAGATTTAATGATGCTAAAATCGCAGCTATGATCGCAGACATGGCGACAAAAGCGGCCCAGAACAATCTCATCGGCTACGATCAGGGCACAGCCGGAAACAGCAATGACCGGTATTCGTTCTGGCAGCACTTAAAGGCAAGTAATTACGATCCAGCACAGATCACGGTAGCTTGCGAATCTGATTGCAGTGCGAGTACAGCAGCTATTGTCAAGGGGGCTGGGTATCGCTTAGATAACGCAAAGCTCAAAGCAGTCAGCATCTATCTGACAACACGAAACATGAGAGCTGCAATGAAGGCTGCCGGTGCGAAAGTACTGACGGATAGTAAGTATCTGACATCCGGTGACTATTTAAAGGCAGGAGATATCCTCTTGAATGATAATCACCACGTGGCTATCGCTGTTACCACCGGCGCAAAAGTAAGTGCGCCTTCAACCACGCTTACCGGTACCTTCCAGACAAGGCTTCCGATTCTGAGGAAGGGCAGTTCCGGAACAGCAGTGGCAATGCTTCAGGCAATGCTGGGTGTAGAAGTTGACGGACAGTTTGGGGACGACACATATGATTCCCTCAAAGTTTTCCAGAAAAATGTTGGCGTAACTGCAAATGGAACTTGCGGCATTGATACCTGGAAGAGAGTGATTGAGCACATGAAGGCAAACACGAAATGATGTTCTGATTGATTTATCATTCAAAACAGGTTATACTGTCAACAGTCGCACAGGAATTGAACTTATGATGTTATAGTGCCCTGTGTGGCTAGCACAAGTGAAGAGTGCAGACTGGTTTGCCGTGCATTGATGAAAGAGCTGTATGTCCCAATTCGGGGGCTGTTAGCAGCGGCACGAGCGGACAGTCAGAAAAAGAGTTGGGCCTAAAAACCCGACTCTCTTTTTTTACGTCAAATTACGATGTTATGAACAGATATAGATTTACACGGTTAGTCACAAATTAGTCACAAATAAAGTCTGAAAACCCGCATAAACAAAGGATTCTTGAAAATTTTCATTAAAATTAGATTAAAGAAAATGCTTTTGCGGAATCCCTTGTAAAATGCGGAAAAGCCAGTAAAATTAAGGCTTTGCAGACTTTTGTTAGAGTGATTAAGACGGTTTAAAATCGATAAAAATAGGAACGGTTAGTCACAGTTAGTCACAAATGGGATTTTTATTTTCTCTATCTCTTCCCGGAGTTCTTCCAATGTCCTGTGACCGTACACAGCGTTCGTGACATCATTCCCGAACGAATGTCCTAGCATCCTCTTCCGGTCATTCTCCCGGACACCGTATTTTTCACACAGAGCTGAAAAGGTATGCCGGCAATCGTGCGGCGTGTGCTTCGGGTTGCCGGTTATCCCCAATCGTTCCAGTGTAGGGTAGAATAGAGCGTTTCGGTGTTGCGTCTGGGAATATATACAGAGCCTGCCGTTTTGCGTCAGGACCTTGTTCTTTGCAAACTCATATATAGCCGGATGGATCGGAACGATCCTGTCTTTTCCGGCTGCGGTTTTGATGCCGCCCTGGAAGTATCTCTCTTCAAGATTAGTTGTGAGTTTCAATACTTCGCCAATTCGCCAGCCGGAGTAACACATGATCAGAATGAGCTGTACTTCCGGATCATCGGTGTTATTCCAAAGGATGCTTAATTCCTCATCCGAAAAAGGTGTGCCGTGCTCCGTATCGTGAGGTGCATTGTTACGAACATAAAGAGCTTTGTTTTCCGTGACAATCTCGGCATACATGGCGTATTTGTACATCTGTTTAAACAGTGTCAGCATCATCATTACGCTTTCTCTTTTGAGTGGACAAGCGTCTAATACCTCTTGCATGTCAGGAGCCTTTAAATCCTCAAATACGCGGTTGTGGAGTACTGTGCAGTTTGAATATCCGTTCCGGTATGCGTTCTTCGAGCTGTATGATAGTTTTGTCCCCTCGGGAAATTTCCATGTCATGAATTTTTCATATACCTCTGAGAACGTTAATTTGTGCGTTTCCGGGTGTCTTTCCTCTGTGCCCTTAAATGTATTGTAGTCTGACAAGATACGGCTTATAAGGGTATCTGCGTCCGTTGTAGGGGCAACCTCAAGTTCCTTTTCCATTCCTGGTTTATACGTCCCGGCTTTGTAAGCTGTCAGAACGGCGAACCCTTTCAGATAGTCGTCAACATAGCAGATCGCAGGCGGACGGATCGCTTTTCCTGTTGCGTCCAGCGTTGCCGGTGGGTGAACTGCGTAGCAGTTTCTTCGACCCTTGCCGAGGTAGCGGATAGAGCCGAAACTATTCGGCAACTTCGGGTATTTCTTTCTTTTTGCCATGATCTTCCTCCTTGTGTAAAAACAGCCCCTGCCGTTAAGCAGGAGCCGTGTTATCTACTCTATTTCGTCAATATCAAGAGAATATCCCAGCACTTCTCCGACATCTGTACATTTTCCTTTTAAAGTAATGGTGTCACCCTTTGACATGGATGCTATTTGAGCTTTCTGGTCGTCGTTCTTGATGTAACACTGAACTCCAATAATCTCAAAATCTCCATCGGCCATGAGATCAATATATTTTCCAGCCGCATCAATGTTACTGAGCTTTCCGGTGATCTCAAGATATTTACCTTTGTATTTATCAGATGCACCCATGGCGTTGCTGTCAAGATCGGACATCATATCATTAACAGAAACAGCAGTGTACTCGATCGGCGCAGCTTCTTCTTTTGGTTTAGTAGCAGTTTCTTTCTTTTCTGTAGAATTAGTGGCTGCTGTGTTTTTATCTGATCCCGAATCACTTTCGCCTGCGACAGCACCGATAACCACTCCTATGATAAGTATTAATACAACCCATTTTAATATT